CAAATACTTCCAGATATACCCATCGCCACTAGAACCAGCAGCTCTTGGTTCTAAGTCTACGAATGTTGGTTCATCAAGAGATGGTGCTCCATTTGGAGTCTCTGGAGTTGTTCCGTTCTGGAGGCAGATATAAACTCTATATTCACTGTTCATTACATAAAATGATGCCCCATAAAGATTAGTAGCTCCAGATACTTTCGCAGTGTTTGAAGTATTATAATCATGGCGATACATATCAAATGTATTACCAGACCTCCACTCAATTTTTGGAACTACTAACCTTACATCACTACTCGTAATTTTTTTCAATCCAATCATGGTCTCCCAGATTTCATTCTCATTATCGAAATTATCTACGGGAGATGGTGGGTTGTTATCCCAATCTGACTGAATATCAGTAGCATTTGGCAGTCCAATAAAAGAATAATAAGAACTACCGGAAGTAGTAATGCCGTCAAGAAAATTTCTTGCATTCAATATTCTAATTTGATCAGTAATTATTGCGGCCATTTTGCTGGGGTTTTTACTTATTTATTAGAGGTTTAATAACTAAATTTTATTTAGTTGTCACACATTATAGTTGGATATCTTCAGTGGTACAAATCTTCTGATCACAGCAGAAGTTGAAATTCCAGTTACACCATTTTCATTATAGGAGTTGAAGTTAGATAATGAAGTTCTCGCCGTGGTGTTAATTTTACCAAAACTATAATCTCCAAAATAAGTATTTACTCCAACATCAGTAAAGTCATAACCATTGTAACTTAGAACACTAATAGTGATATCATTAACCATAGTAGAACCATATCCAGGAAGAGTTTTTTGGGTGGTTGCTGAACCAACAACCTCATAAACATTATCAATACAAGTAGTTCCTACGCCAACTGCAACTGAGTTTCCATATTTGAGCGAAGTGACGCCAAATCCGATATTAGAGTTTCTGACTACAAAGAAATCGCCAACAGCAAGACCACTAACAGTAATTGCTGTTCCTACCAGAGTATCATTTCTTAGTGCAGAATCAGTAGGAATAAACAGACTCAGAATCAATCCAGTAGATGCAACACCAACAATGCTAGTAGTTGCTACTCCAACAATAGTTCCAAAATCTCCACTATAAGTAATTCCTGCATTAAGTCTTTCTGTAATAGCTACTGGCGATTCAATAAGAACAACTGGTGGGTTTGACTGCGAATAACCAGTCTTAGCAGCACCTAGAGTAATTGAAGTTACGACTCCAGCAGTGATAGATGCAGTTGCAGTTTGTCTTTGATCAGAACCAAGTCCAACAGGATTTCCAATAACAACAGTGGGTGATGTAGTGTATCCAACACCACCATCAGAGATTGAAATTGATGTGATTGTTCCTGCGGACCCAACAATGGCAGTGGCAGATGCTCCTACTCTCGTATCTTGTGAAACCAGTAGAACATCCTTCTGGAATGAAAGTGATGTTTCACTTTCATTATCTTGATTGAATAGAACTTGAACATTCTCAACATAGATATTTGTTGAACCAACTCCAACAGTCTGAATTACATTAGTTGTTGGGAAAATATTTGCTTTATATTGAGGTCTGTCCTTACCTACTCTTTCTCCGTTAATAATCTTGTCTTCTGTTTGCTTGCACCAAGTAACTGGTCTTTCCATGGTAATATTATTTGCAAGACCAGGGCCATAGTATGCATTTGTAGTTACTTGTTCAGTAGAATCAATACTATAAACAAGTCTTCTATCCTCATCAAAGTAAGATGATTGACCTCTTGCCGAATCATAATCAATATCTAAGGTATCACCTTCTTTGACAGTCTCAAGAATATCAACGGTCCTAACATCAACATCTCCATTTCCTCTGTAGAAAAGAATATCCACGGTATCACCGGGTTTTAGTGGTTCTGGGAATACAATTGTACTTCCTCCATTAAAGATATAACCTTCACCTGGCACTTGAAGAATATTATTGACGAGGACAATTAAAACATCTTGTATAACAATACTTGAACCCTTAGATGCCATAATGGAGGTAATGTTTCCACCAATTTTGAGTTGGAAATCAGTTTTTTGTCCATCAAATTCATCATCAAAACTATCCATTGTTTGAAGTTGGCCAATAGACCATCCAGCAAACTTATCCGAATAAATCTTTTCAATATTGATAGTAAATCTTTCAAACTCGCCGCCAAGAGTTGGATTTGTTGGAATTCCTGTAGGGCCACCCGTGGGAAGAGTTAAGAATTGACCTGCTCCATATCCAAATCCGGTGTTAGAAATTTCAAAGTCAACAATATCGGAACCAAATCCAACATTAACATTAATTTTAGCCTGAGAACCAACTCCAGTCGAAGGTTCAGCAAGACCATCAGTTTGATAGACAAGAGGAATATTTTCATAAGAAAGTGGGTCTTCAATAATCACTTCTGGTGGATTTGTGGAAGTATATCCCTCACCAGGACTTGTTATATGTACTGTCTCAAGAAGGTGTCCAGCACTAATGGTAGCAACACCAATATGAGTTACTGTTTGAATGCCAACAGAACTGCTTGCAACACCAACGCGAACAATACCTACTGATGGATTGAAAACTCTGACGATGACAGAAGTGCCTGCTGGGATATCAAGAGAAGATACGCTACTAATACCGATAGTTACCGAAGTTGTTCCAAAACCAGTGATTGCAGTTGGTCTGCTGAAGAAAGTTCCAACACCAATTGAGGATGCAGCCCCCGCATTAAATTCAAGGAACTTAAATACACTATTTTCATTATTAAGAGTGATTGTCGTGCTGCTAGCAGAAACTGTTGTTGCAACACTGGTAAGAACATCATATTGTGTAGATGCTCTATATCCAGAACCTGTACTTCCGATAGTGATGGCAGAGATAGTTCCAGCAACAGATACTGTTGATGTGCCACCAGCAGAGACGAGGGGTTGATAACCAAATCCACTAGAAGAACCAACAGAAACGATAACGCCACCAATAGGAAGATTAGAAGAATTTACATCATTGGTGATAGTCTGTCCATCATTGATAAAGATTGCAGATGTAATACCTGCCTGTTCTGCAAGAGTGAAGTTTTGATTTAAACCTGGAATTTGAATAATATCGTTAATCAGGATAATAGCGTTATCATCTTCATATCCAGTAGTATCAGAACCACTAGACTTTAACGCGAATGTGTCGTTGGAACCATTAAACTGGTCAGAAATGTCATCAAAGAGATAATTTCTGCCATATGTTCTGATGGTTGATCCTGGGGTTCCAGATCTCAAGAACACTCTTCCTTGGAATGTTGAACTGGTTTCAATTCCAGTCCAATCTCTCTCTGATGGTCTAACAAAATTGACATCAAAAATAGGAAGGTTTCCATAAGGAGCTTCGACAAAATTGAGAGTATTATTTACAATGTTGTAATTTCCCTGAACTTTAGTTACAAGTGCCCCAGTAGAATAACCTGCTCTTCTTGTTCCAAGCCATGCTCTTTGAACTCTTACGATATTTGTAGAACCAACGCCAACTGATTCTACTTTCATAATTTCATCACCAATCTGAATCAAGTCACCACCAGAAATGGACCCAATTCCACTCATATACATAAAACTTTGACTTGAGAATAATTGATCACTTAAAGAAGAAGTAAGTGCAGTTGCAACAACTGGTGACTGAATATAATTATCAATAGCAATTAGACACTTAGTATTTTGGTCATTTGCGGTAAATGTATGCGAAGTTCCAATACCGACTGTAGTGATGTTAAAATAATCGGTTGGTATAGGTGACAGTGCTTTTTCTGCAGTATCTGTAAGTCTAATCTTATTGGAATCAATCTTAATTACGTATACATCTTCTGGAAGTTTGTCAGTGTTACCAATTCCAGAAATATTTGTCAATCCAATACCAATATTTTCTGTTGTTCCTGCACCTGGAGTAGAATAAGTTAATTTTTCTCCTGTTACAAAGAAATGATTTGGTATTGTAATTGCATCTTGAACCACAATTTCTGCACTAGAACCAATAACACTTTCGTCAGTGGAATCAATGTATCTTTCAAAAACATCATAACCACCGTATTGGAGTCTAAATGCTCTTCTAATATCTACATGAGTTCCTGAATATGTGCCATACTGAGTATCAATATAAGCATTAGTAAAATCAATATCTACATCAGCAGAACTATCAGCATTATACTTCATATAGTTGTAGAAGGTTTTTACTTCTGCATTGATTCCTGAATTTGGTGTAAATGTTAATCTGACAACATCACCACTAACAGTTGCGCCAAAAGTACCAAGACCTGCTGAAGAAACTCCATCGCTAGTTATTACTCCATATTCGCTTAGGAAAGTATCTTCAAAGTCAGGGCCCTTATCAACTAGAAGCAATTCACTCAGTTGATGCTGATTATTATCTGGGTCAGATATTTGAACAATAAAATATGCTCCATTGTATGTCCCATTATCAAATTCTGCGATTGCATTTTCGGTTGGAGAACCACTAGATGCAATAGAAGTTGGTAAAGCGCCTATTTCTGCATGAGTTAATCCGAAAGATCCGACACCAACTCCCTCACTTGAGATCGCAACAACTACTGTATTGATAGAAGATGCTACTGATACATTTGGTGTAAAATCTACTTTAATATTGGACCCATCAATATATGCATTATATGTGCCAAATCCAGCATATCCTCCAGACCAAGCACCAAGATTAATAGTTGACAGTTCGCCGTATTCAACCAAATCTACAGTAGTGCCATCGTGGATGAGATTTATTTCATCATATTCATAATCATTGTCAACAGTTTTTACTTGAACAAGAATTTTAGCTGCTTGATATGTACTTGCGATACTTACAATATTTGTAGTTGTGCTAACAGGAACTGATTCGCTTGTGGTCGTTATCTTAACTGCCCCACCATAATGGGCGGTTCCAATACTAGTAACAACATCACCAATATTATACGAAAGAGTGAATATATTATATGGATTGAACTGATAATTGTTTGGGTAGAATTGTAGAACACCATCCGTCCCATCAAGAGAATAATCAAAAGATCCCAACTCGATTTCTGTGTTTGTTATAGCATATTGATTCAAGTATCCAGCACCAAGTTTGTCATGAAGAACGCTGACAATTTGAATCTGAGCTTCCGCAGTATTGTCTGAATCTTGAATATAAGTTATAAATTTATGAGCATGTGAATCGGCAATTGGCCAACGAGCAACCTCACTAAATCTAGTTGCTCTTGGTCTACTATTAAATTGGCCTGATACATCATCAACATTCAGAACTCTGTTTCCTACAGATTCTTCATAATCTGTCAAAATTTTGTTTTTAAAGTTTATTATATCAGAGAAATCGGACTTATTATTTTCAGTTACAAGGTCAAAATTGGTTATACAATTTACATCAGGATATCCAATAAAATCAATAGTATTACTAAAGTAAGATTGAGTTGTTCCTAATCCAACTATTGGACTAACTTCTGGAGAATTTTCAATAATAAGATCAGAAAATCTCTTGAATCCAGATGTATGATTCAGTGATCCAACAAGATCATCCCAAGTTTCCAAATCAACTTTAGATCTGAGAGAATAAGAGAACTTTTGATAATAATCACTATCTTGGATAACCTGTCTAGTATCATTTAAGAATCCAGTGATATCTTCCCATCCAGATTCAACTCTAGAAGTAGCATCAATATCATAACTTGAATCAGATTTAATAATTGATGAAATAGTTCCTCTAGTTCTAGAAGATTGTCCCTCAACAATATGTCCCTTTGTAAAGTCTCTGTTAGCTCTAATCTTCAAATATCCATTATTATTATCCCATCTTTCAATAACACCTGTTGTATTTTCATCACTGAGTGAAATAATATTTTCACCAACGATAAAGTCAGTTGTTGTTAGAGTAACATCAAAAGTTGGAAAATGCTTTTTGGGAATAATTCTTCCAGCAGATCTAGAAGAACTAAATGTTCCTGGAGATTCTCCAGTTGAGAGATATCCATCAAGACTGAATGTTACAATACCAATTCCACCAATATTTTCATTCACATCAGAAACAACAAATAACTTATAGTTATAGTTCTCAGAATTATAACCCTTACCAGTGTTTACAATCTCAACAATACCTTGTGAGTTAGTTGATGCAATTCCAACACTAGTGTTTTCAATCATAATTTCATCGCCAATCGCAAATGGGAACGCGCCAACAGTGGTTATTCCAGATGCCAAAGTAATAGTGACATTTTTTGTTCCAGAATCATATGACATAGAACCGATTCCCATGCCATTGGTGTTTTTAATTGGAAGAAATGTTGGATTGGTGCGAGAAATTCCATAAGTATTATTTACAATTTCAAGTTGATTTGAACCAAATTTTAATCTCAAATCAACTTCAGTCTTTTGTTCTCCAGTTTCACCATCAAGCAGAATAATCTTAGGTTCAACTGATCCATATCCATATCCATAAGATGTAACTCCAACAGTATCAAGAACCCCAAAACTATCAATTTTAATAATTTCAGGAAGTTTTGCACTTGGTCTCAGTGTCTTGTCGGATGGATAATCAAAACCAATATCTCTAAGTTTTGTCTTATTAATAGCACCTATAGTATTACTTTCAATTTCAAAAACAGCATTTGAGCCAATTCCGCTAACAACTCCATCAATTGATGGAAGTTTGTAATAATTTGTGCCTTTGTTAAAGGTTTTTAATTCAGCAATAGAACCAATACCTGTTGCGGAATCGGTGCTGTAATTGATAATAGCCGTGCTTGAAGTGTATGATGTTCTTTCGGGCACTTCCTCAAGGAAATACTTGAACGAAGTTGAAGATTCTATAGAAACACTATGCTTTCCAGAATAATCGCTATTAAGAACTTGAAGTTGATTATACCCAACAACTTCTGGGTCACAAACAATTAAACTCTTTTCCCTTGGGAGCAAATCATTTGAAATGGGAATCAACTTATAATATAGAATTTTTGGAAGTTTATTGCTCGCGGTTAAAGTAACTTTTCCATCTACACCAACAGTTCCGGTAGTTAATACTTCAAAATCTTCAGTATCAGCAACTTTATCATACTCTGTATCAAAATTGCTATCAGCATACAATACAAATTTAAAGGCTGGATAACTAACAGAATTTCTGCTAAAGGTCAGACTAGAATCTGAAAGATCAAACTCAACTGTAGATTCTTTATAAACTTTAACGGGTGGATTGATTGGAGAAATTTCCGAATCTGCTGC